CTTTATTAAACAAAAATCCCCCATTTGTGGTGGGGGATTTTGAAATACTATTGATAGTATTAAATATTCTCAAACGAAGCTCCTGTTGGAGTGATGAAGAATTCGATGTCGATGAATTCTAGTGCCTTCGTAGGTTTTAAGTAAATCTTACCTGTAAGTGTATTTCTATCTAAGTCTTCAGGTGAAGAAGAAACTGTCACACGGAAATCGTATAAACCTCTGTCTCTTCTGATTGAATCTAAGATTGGGTTAACACTGTCTAAGAATTGTTGTCTAACGATTTGGTCGTTTTGTTCGAACAATAATCTTACAGCCACCGCTGAAATCAACTTACGAGCTTGTAATAACAATCTTCTAACGTTTAATCTGTTAAGAGCGGTATCAGCAACTTGTAAAGTTTTGTTACCCCAAATTACAGTTCCTACATCAGAGAAAGTTGCGATTGGGTTGATTCTACCTTGATATAAAGTATCTCTATCTTCTTGAGTTAGTTTAACTCTCGCTTTAACTGAATTAACAAGACCTCTTGTGTAACCCGCTGATGCGAACCAAGGGAATGCGATGTTATCAGTTAATGCTAAGTTTCTACAAACTTCACCAGTTGCTGGTAAGTAGATTTGAGTATTGTTAACAGTATCTCTTGTTAATATCCAAGGATAGTAAGTCGCTGTGTAGTTTGAATCAATTCCTGTGTTATCGAGAGCGTCAACAGCTTCTTGTGGATAAACAATATTTTGAGGGTCAGTTGCATCTGGTGAGAACATATCGTAGTCAGGAGTTGTTGTGATATACACAGAATCCGCTCTTTGATATTGAATCATGTCGATTGCCGCCTCAACTAAGTTAGAGTTATCCACATAGTTAATTGATGCAGTTGCAAACACGTTGATATTTGTAGATTCAGGGTTAGCGTATGTCAAGATACCAAGTAAGTAAGCGTAGTAGTCAGTATTAGCAAAATCACTTCTGTTATTCTGAACAACAATTCTCTTGAATAAACCATCACCAGTTGCTGTTGGGTATCTTTGGTCAGGTGCGAAGCCTGCCATGAAACCAGAAGCACCTAATTGGAATCTGTCTTCGTTAGTTCTGAACTCTCTATAGATATCCCACCCGTCAAATCCACCAGCAAAACAACATGTGTATTTTCTAGCGTAAATGAAATAGTAAGGGTTTTCTTGAGACTCAGGGTCATTTCTGAATTCAGCCACACCACACTCAAAAGCGGTTTGACCACTCGTATCGTAGATGTTACCGATAGTAACTACAGTTGCTCCCGAGTCCATATGGAACCCTTTTGAAAGATAATTCCAAGGAATTGACTCAGTTGCTTGAGCCCAATCAGTTGTAGGGTTTTGTTGACCTTTATATTGTAAGAAAGAATCATCAATACCAAACTGAGTTGAGAATCCTAAATAAGTTCTTCTTACAACATCTCCAGCTGATTCAACAGCATTTGAACCACCGGAGTTAGTTCCAAAAGGAGGGTTGTAAATAACCTCACCAGGGAAGTAGTATTTTGTTTTGTATATAATCATAGGAGAAGGATTCGACATTGAATCATATTCTCTCTGTGTGTATCCATTGAAACCACAAGGTAAAGCATCTATAGGAGCTCCGTCAGCCATTTCAACCATAATGTATTTTGATACTAAAGCGTATTCACCGTTAGAAGTTCCGATTCTAACACCAATAAAGTTGTTAGTTGCTGGGTCCAATGTGCAATTTGTATATTTTTCAATAACCACAGGATTTTGGTCTGTATCAAAGAAATCTCTAACCAAGACATCGAATGTCATATTGTTAAAAGAAATGTTTGCAATTGAAACTTTTACTTCTGTATTAGCAGCATCTCCGTCAGAAATTGAAATAAATCTAAATAAATTATAAACTCTGTTACCTCTCAATTCCGAAACAAAGTAAGGAGTTTTTGGTGACTGATATTGCTGTAATTTCCAAGCGATAGTTGTTGTAGATGTTGTGTCTCTAGCTTCAGGTAATGCAACCAATTCACAGTTTAAACCTCTGATATAACTTTGATTGAATGCGTAATTTAAAGAACCTGGATAAATTTCTTCAACAAACAAAGGAACTTCATTTCTTGATTTCCCAAAGTTATCAACACCTAATACCTTAGTAAGATATTTGGATGACGATGCCAATAGAGAAGTCTCGAAAGAGAAAACGTCAGCATCTTTGGTTACACCTGAAAGTAGGAAAGTTCCGAAAGGATTCTTAGTTACACCAGAATATTGTTCGTCACATACTAACTGAACATCAGTCAATCCTGTAACCTCATATACTGGACCATGATTAGGACTTGCCGCACTATTTGTGTAAAGAGAAATACCTCTTGAACGTAAAGTCGCAACAACCATATTATTATATTCTTCAAAAGCGGTTCCTGAGAAAGTGTATGAATTACCTGAAACGGTTCCACTATAAACAGTGTTACCTAATGAAACTAAGTTTGTTACAACATAGTCAAAAGAATATCCTGAATAGTTATTACCACTTGGGATGTCAAATGTAGCATAAAACCAAGGGTCGTTACTTCCTGCGGACAAATCGTTGTATAATAGATTAGTCGAATCAGAACCAAAAGCATTTATAATAGTATTACGTGTTAACGTTAGATTATTATAATCATTTTCAGGAATGGAACCATAAATAACCGCTGTTGTTCCCGATGTTGATGGTGTATCAATAATACCACCTAAGTAAGTATTGAAACCTTCAGCATAAGTAGATGTTGACCCGTTTGATAATCTAAACTGAACATCTAAATTTTGTGAAACTGGTGCAGGTAAAGCTCCAGTTACAAAAGTGATTGTATTTGCAGATGATGAACCTGTAAAACCTGCAGTCCAAGTTGATGTTGCAACACCTGAATCAATACCAATTGTAGTAGGGTCAGGGTTTGCAGTTACTCTTATACTCCATGATGGACCAGCATCATATCCAGATAAACCAAGAATTCTTGTGAAGAACATTTGGTTCGACTGTTGAAGATAAGATTTGGCAATATACGCCGCTTCATATTTAGGGATTTGTGTATTCACAAACTTTTCGGGAATTGTTCCACCGAAAAATGCTTGGAATTCATCATAGTTCGTGATAAAAATAGGTTCGAAAGCAGGACCCTTGATGGATTCTCCAACAAGACCTAATGTCGTTACACCGACACTTTGAGCCACGAATGATAAGTCTGTTTCTGAGGTATAAACACCGGGAGAAACGTATACTTTTTGATTTGCTTGTGCTGTTGCCATTATTAAATTATTCTAATGCAGATTTATTTTAATGATAAATATTAGTATTTGAATGAAAAAACTTGACTTTCTGATATCTATTTATAAACGGTGAGAATTAATTCTGCCTTTTTTCTACCATGAAAACAAAGAAAGAAATCAAAAACATAAAAATATCCCCTGAATCACATGATATCCTAAAAAAATACTGTGATAAGAGAGGAATTAAAATTTATAAATTTTTAGAAAATTTAATTATTGAGAAGTGTAAAGAGAAGAAAGATATATACGGAGAGAATTAAACCAACTTGTTTTCAAACAAAATATTACCATCTAAAGTATTGTCATTTTTTACGACTTCTATTCTCAAAACATCATCTAAAGTAACTTGGATAAAGTTCAAATCTGTTCCATAATAATCTCCATTAATGAAGACATCGAAAGTGTCAATATTGTTTGAAGAAATGAATGTCATGTCAACAGTAAAATCAACAATTCCACTCAAAACAGTGTTACCTGAGACAAATAAAAAGTTTTGACCAAACTCATCAGGATTTTCAGGATATACTTTTCTTTTTTTCTTTTTGTTATCCGATTCAACTTCGAACACTTGGGAAACTCTGGCAATAGCGGGTTTAACCTCAAACTCCTCTTCATCAATCAAATACCCTAACATTGTAAAATCATAACTTTGAACATAATATTTTCTAGCATCCAAATTCATTTGTGATTCATCAGAAACATTATTCAAAATAATTGGAACATATTGACCCTTTATGAAAGTATATGCTTGTCGAGAAGAAAACTTCTGCATGACAATCTTGTTGAGTTGATTCAACTCTCTCATTCTGTTACAAATAAATTTCAAACTGTAATTGATATCAACAGGAACAGGTTGAGGTATTGTATATATGTCCATACCTTGTTCGTTACCGTTCCAAGTTGGAACCGACGCATAATAAAATTGTTTTCTATTTGGTATGGTATATTGTAATGCCGGATTTGTTCCATATTTTACCTCGGGACTTCTAACAACGGTAATAAATGGTGGTGATGGATTATAATCCAAATCAACAAACAATGCTGTCTCCACGTATTGAGCCCAGTTCTGAGTTGTAATAATTGTATCTACCATTGGGACAACTTTTCCCGCGGTCACAACTTCCAACTCACCCTTAACAAAATCAAGCATCCCCCTATCCAAGTCGGCATGTAAAACTGACTTAGGTAAAAACGTTCCGTCTTTATTGATAAACTCCAATAACTGTTCTCTCCTAGCAGACAATGTTTTCTTAGGGACTAACGGTAATGTCGGTTTGACTTGTTTTGGTAATGGCATATTAAAAATATTTATTCGATTACAAATATTTTATTTTTTGAGTTTATCATAACAACTTCGTTTGCGTTGTATACAGGCTCTTTTGTTTTTTTGTAAACAAAACTATCATATAAATACGGGTTATATGTTACTATCTCACCTACAGGCTCTTCAGGCATTTCTTCACAAGGATGTTCACAAAAATCTTCTAACATACCAATAACAAAAGCATGAACATTTTTTGATTTTTCTTTTCTAACCTTTTCTTTTCCCCCAACTCTAACTCTGAACTCAACATCTTTTAATTCCAAATAGTCGGCATGAAAAACAACAATCCCATTTTTCTGAACCGAAAAGGTATGTTTATGTAAGTTATAATAAACCATAACCTTTTCACCGATTAAACTATTCGACAAAGATTTTTTCTGAGCTTCGGTTATTAGAATTATCATATACCTCTAAATTCGTTTTCACTAACATATGTTGCCACAATTGTTCTGTAGAACGGTTTATACCCACCATACGTATGTTTATTATCAGACCTAACATACCCATC